AGAGGTCACATGAACACTAGATACGTTGATATAGAACGTAATTATGTGACTTTATGCCCCGATTGCTGGAAAGATTGCGACGAACACTGGGAAGATATGTGGACCGAAGTATATTCTCAATGTATGTAAAAATAAAATTTATGAAAATGCCAATTATATATAAAATGAAACCAGAGGAAATGCAATTCGCCAAAGATTATGCAACCTATGTTTACAACGAATCTAGAAAATCAAATCTCAATTCATTCACAGTTAAAAAAGCAAATAAATCCGAAGCTTTGAACTGGGGAATTGTTGGATATGGCGCAGAAATCGCTTGGTCAAAGGTCTGTGGGGTAGAGTTCAAACACAACATGAATGAGTTTCATGAAATACCCGATGATGGAATACATGAAGTTCGTTCTACTGAACATCCGCGTGGAGGATTGATTATCAGAGAAAACGACTCTATTGATAGAAAGTATATTTTTGCTATGTTACGCAATGGGAATGAATATCATTTTCATGGATGGATGTATGGCAAAGAAATACGCCAGCCAAAATATTATTTTAATCCTAACAATTGGAAACCAGCGTGGCGAGTTGATAAAGAACACCTACATCCCATAACAGAAAATGAAATTAACGCTTGCAAAAAAGCGAGAGCTGGAGTAACGTTTGTATGAGTTATAAATTATTTCTTGATGACGAAAGGAATCCAAAGCATGTAACGTGGATAGAGATCCCACTCGGTCCTTGGGTTGTAGTTCGCAGTTATGATTATTTTGTTAAGTATATTACACAACATGGATTGCCAGATTTTATAACTTTTGATCATGACTTGGGTGTTGAACATTATGCGCAAGGTGCCGCTGGAACAGCCCCAACATATGACAACTACAAAGAAAGAACAGGATTTCATTGCGCACAATGGCTAATAGAATATTGTATGGACAATAAACTTGACATACCAGAATATACGGTTCACAGTATGAATCCAATAGGAAGAGATAATATAAACTCAATCCTAACTTCATTTAAAAACCAAAATATATGACAAAAAGAAAATTAAAAATGATTGATATGAAAAATAAAAATATGAACATTGAAGATACAAGTGATAAAAAAGAAACCGGTGATTCTCCCGTTCCATCTTTAGAATCTAGGTTGCAAAGTGCATTTTCAAACGATAAAATTAAGGTTTTATTGATTACGGAACGCATATATGACCCAAACACATTCGAGGCATCCCAAGGGATTAAACTTGATGTAAATAGCGTCGAAGTAAAGATGCGGTGGAGCGTTGAAACTGCAAATCAGCATCAAACAGCAACGGGCATATCGTCCGAAGACATTATTTATAACGCCGTGGTTGGTGCATTGACGGCTTGGGGTACTTGCCGTATGACAATTGTAAAGTAATTACATCGGTTGGTCGGTTATTATATAATAAAGCCCACGAGGTTAACACTTCGTGGGCTTTTTATATTTTGGGCATGAATAATTTGTGATTATGGCACATATATATGATATTTATCTTTGAAAATGAATATTAAAAAATACATATCATTCTTGCTGATATCACTTTGTACCATAAACATATATGGTAGTGATATGGTACATTCTTTTAAGTCGTCGGCGTTTAACGGCGTCAATTTTTCAAATACTATGTTAACGATTGAGAATTTGGCGAGAACTCGTAAACAAACAATAAAAGATGTTGCAACATCAAAGGCTGAACAAGCAACAGCACAGGCTCAAAATACACCGTTAAACACGTTTATAAACAATTTACAGGCCAGAATATACTCACAGTTAGCTTCTCAAGTCACAGACCAGATATTCAATTCCGGTGGAGCAACATTCGGCATAATAAACTTGCAAGGCGGTGCAACTGTCACGTGGCAACGCAATGGAGATTTCGCTACACTTTTTATAAACGACCCAGCAAGCGGAAGTACTACTCAAATAACTGTTCCGGTCGGTTCGTTGGTACCGGTACCGCCAACAACATCACCAACGCCTCCGGGATGAAAAACTATGCCATTTTTATTATTGCATCGTTATTGCTGAGTGGTTGTGCTTCTGTCCCCCACAAACCAGCAATTCTCGACGTACCAAGAACGCAAACTTCTCCAATGGAGAATGAACTGTTTTCTATTCCGATCATTGATGGCCCACGAATCACTATAGGTGTGTATGGGTTTGCAGATAAAACGGGCGCAAGAAAAACCGCAGATAATTATGCATCATTTTCTGCCGCCGTGACACAAGGCGCTGAAAGTTGGTTGATTGATGCTTTGAGACAATCGGGGCGTGGAACATGGTTTCAAGTGTTGGAACGTGCAAGTTTGGATAATATAATCAAAGAACGGCAGCTCATTTCACAAACCAGAGAAACATTCCAAGGAAAAAATTCCGAAAAACTAACCCCGATGCTATTTGCGGGTATTCTTGCCGAAGGTGGAATTATCGGATATGATAGCAATATTTTGACGGGTGGCGCGGGTGCCAGCCTATTGGGCATATCAGCGAATACTCAATATCGCAAAGACGTAGTCACAGTATCATTGCGGTTTGTGAGCGTGCATACAGGAGAAATACTTTTAAGCACCGCCGTAACAAAAACAATTTCCAGTGTAGCAGTGTCGGGTAACTTATTCAAATTCTATGAACATGGAACATTGTCAATAGAATCTGAATTGGGACTGACCGCAAACGAACCCAACACAATTGCGGTCCGCAGTGCAATAGAAAAAGCCGTGATAGACATCATTTATCAAGGTGAAAAAATGAATATCTGGAAGTTCAATAAACAAAACACAACACCATGAAAATAATAAACATAATAAAGTTTACAATACTAACCGCAGTCTTCGGACTTGCGTCGGCCATATATTCTCAAACGCCAGGTGCTCTTGGTGCAATTGCGGGAAACTCGTCTGGCAATCAAATATACGTGAACCAAATCACAACCGGAGGAGACACCACGTTCATACAAAACGGAGCATCCAACAGAATTGGATCTTTTGCTCTTCCAAGCAACATCACCGGAGATAATATCTTCATGGAATGGAGGCAGATTGGCAATGGGAATAGTACGGATTTCTCTATCACGGGAGCCAACACTACGAAGTTGCTGTCGGCTTTTGCTGGAAACAATAACGAGCAAAGAATATACTTCAACGGTGCCAATAACAATATGAATTTCAAGTTTGATGGTAACACCAACAGACTTTGGATAAACAATGACGTTACTGTGTATCGCGACGGTGGAGAAAACACTGCAACGGATAAAGCTACACTGGCAAGTTCGGATTTGCAGATCAAGTTTGCTGGTAACACCAATCTATTTGCATATGCCACAACAAACGGTCTCAATAACTATCTGAAGTATGATGTCACTGGCAATACCAACACCATAAAATCTACCCAAATTGGTAGTGCTGGCACCGGGACTCGTCAGTCGGGTCACTATCAAGATGTTACCATTCTTGGTGGGGGAAATGATATGATGATATATCAACAAGGCACGGTTCAACAATATTTCCAATATAGTTTGATCGGAAGCAACAACGTGATTCGCGTGTCACAGACAGCAACCGCCGCTCCTACCTTCACAGTCAACAATTCAAACCAATTAGCACCACAAGGTCCGAGCAGTGCAACAACTGTCGTAGGCAACCCATAAAATGAAAAAAATTGTTATATTGGCATTAACGTTATTTTTATGTAATGACGTTTATGGTTTTGCTGGAAAATTGACAGAGGTGACTGGTCCTACACAAGTTAGTAGGGCCAGCGCCAAATTGGATGGGCAGGTTGGCGTTGGCATTGAAATGGATGATACCATAGAAACTCTCAAATCGCGTGTCGGTATAACGTTTGAAGATGGTACCAGAGTACAATGCACCGAGTTTAGCAAACTGATTATAGATACTTTTGTGTATGACCCAGTTAGTGGAAAAGGAAAACTTGGAATAAAAGCGACGATGGGAACCGTTAGATATGCATCTGGGTTGATTGCAAAAAATAATAAAGAAGAAGTAAAAGTAAAAACACCAACGGCATCTATATCAGTACGCGGTACAGATTTTTCAATGACAGTTGATGAATTGGGTAGAAGCCTTGTTATTCTTCTTCCATCCCAACCTCAATTCGGACCCTCGGTGATTGGACAAATAACAGTGAGCAATGGTCTTGGAACCGTTGTGTTGACCAAGGCGTATCAAGCCACATTCGTAGCATCAAGTTCCGTCGTACCGTCTTCTCCTGTAATTTTGAATTTTGACGACGAGAGCAAGGTGAACAACATGTTGTTGATAGACACACCCAAAAATGTCACACAGGCCGCAAAAGAAGCAAAGAAAACAGCGATTAATACAGAAAAAGAAGATACTGGTGAAGATAAAAATAAAAAAATGGAAAAGAAAGAAACAAAGTCCGATAGTAAATCTCCCAGCACGTCGGTTGCACAAGTCGGAGAAAGTCCAACCGAATCCGCGACCGAACCAACAAACTTACCAGTCGTTGTAGTTCAAGAAACCGTTGTCGCAAATCTTGATATAACTGCTATAAGTCCAAGTACCAATATTGCTATTATGGATGCAATTGCTTCAAAACAGTCTGTACAACCAACGACAACCTCAATTGCACCAACTGTATCTATTCCAACTTCCACTGTGAATAATGGTTTTACAACTAACGGCACTCACGCCATACTGTATATAACCAATGGAAACAATATGGTGTGGTATACTTTAAAAGCCGACGCAAATGCCATATTTAATATAAGCAGCGACGGTAATACAAAAGAATATACTCTCAATTATGGCAGTAAACTTAAAGTGACTGTTGTTCAAAAATGAAAGGGTATATACTCAAACTATTTGGGATCGGTGTCTTGATATTAACTGCCATGGTTGCACTTCGTATGAAAGATCCATATCCAATAGAAGTATTGCGTTTAAAAGGGCTGGACTATTATCAACGCACGCAAGACAAAATTGAAAGTGAAAATATTATTGTTGTTGAAATCGACGAAAAAAGTTTGGAAGAAAAAGGACAATGGCCGTGGCCAAGAAATGAATTGGCAGATGGTATAAAGAAAGCGTTCGAAAATGAAGCAGCTACTGTTGTATTACCAATTATATTTGCAGAAAAAGATAGAATGGGTGGAGACGCGGCATTTGTGGAAATATTGGGAAAAGCACCCGTAATCACATCACAATCTGCGGCGGTAAAAGGTAAGGGTGTCCCAGTACCAAGAGGAATGGCGACGATTGGCGGCAGTGTGGATGGATGGTTGTATGATTACCCCAACGCAATCGGGCCGATGAAAGAAATAGGTGAATCGTCTGCCGGTGTAGGAATGTTATTGACAGCACCCGAACTTGATGGCGTGGTACGTCGCTTGCCTCTGGTTGTACAAGTAAAAAAAGAAACATACCCAACCTTACCACTGGAAGTGTTACGGGTTTTTGGAAACGAACCAAGTTATCAAGCAAAAATCAACGGCGCTGGAGTTCAGGCTATAAGAGTAAAAGGTTCTAACCCAATCAATACAGATGCTAACGGTAGAGTGTGGATAAATTTCAAATACAAATTTGATAATATTTCATACACGGACGCCGATTGGTCTAAAGTAAAAGGAAAGATTGTTGTATTGGCATTAACAGCCGAAGGATTGGTGAATACAGTAGCAACCCCAGTTGGAATATCCCACGGTTATGAAGTTAGTATGCAAACTTTACAGATGTTGATAGACGGAAACAGATTAGAAAGAAAAGCCGAGTTCGATTTATATGAATTAATTTCCGGTGTAACTATTGCTATACTTTTAATTTTAGCTGCTGCATATCTTGGATATGTTTACAATGGTGTTTTGATAACCGTTCTTTTATGTGTACCAACCGCAGTTGGATTTTATGTTTTTAATAAACACGGCTACTTGTTAGATTACACTTGGCCAACACTGGCTTTATTTTTGCCGTGGGTAGGAGCAATATTCATGAGATTTGTGATGGAATACAAACTCAAGATGCAAATCAAGAAGCAATTCGGTACATATTTAGCTCCGGCTTTGGTGGAAAAGTTGCAGAAGAATCCTGGACTATTACAGTTAGGTGGAGATGAAAGAGAATTGAGCATAATGTTTACAGACGTTCGTGGGTTCACCGCAATTTCAGAGCACTATGGCAAGGATGTTCAAGGTCTAACGAAGATTATGAACAGATATATGACCGCCATGACAAAAGCTATTTTAGAAAATGATGGTACCCTGGATAAGTATATCGGTGACGCTCAGATGGCTTTTTGGAATGCTCCGTTGGATAATCCAAATCACGCCAAAGACGCTGTGAAAACCGCACTGTCCATGCTAAAAGAGTTGGACACTTTTAATTCCGAAATAAAAAATGAAGGCATTCCTGCATTTGGAATGGGACTGGGTATAAACACAGGTGACGTTGTTGTCGGAAACATGGGGTCAACACAAAGGTTCGACTATACCTGCTTGGGAGATCATGTGAACTTGGCATCTCGTCTAGAAGGTCAAAGTAAATCATACGGTGTGCGTATTATCATCGGATCAAAGACATACGACATGGTAAAAGACGAATATAAATGTGTTGAGTTGGATTGCATTGCTGTAAAAGGAAAGAAACAAGGTGTAAAAATCTATACCATACTTGAAAATCAAGGAATACCGTTTCAAAGTGCGGTGTTTTCGGTGCATTCCGAGTTCTTGAATCAATACAGAATGCAAAATTGGGATAAAGCTATTAGCACAGCGGATGTATTAATGAAACATAATAAAGAACTTATACACTATTATGAGATGATGATAGAAAGAATCGGAGAGCTTAGAAAGAGTAATCTTCCCCCAGATTGGGACGGCGTTTTTAGAGCAACTTCCAAATAATTCATCGTTTTTAACAAAAAAAGTGAAAAAATATCACGTTTTTAATAAAAAAGTGATTGACATTTGATTTTTTTCATACCATAGTTGTATTTATTAAATAACAAAGCATCATTATATGAACAGCGTAGCACATAAATCACAAAATTCGAACTCCTATTGGAGCTTGTGCTTTATTGTGCAACCGACACTAGGAACCAATACAGGTCGTGATGCGAAAGGTGTGGCATAAGGAGACTATAAAAAGTCTAACCTAAATTGCCCCACCTTCTAAAAAGAGGTGGGTTTTTTATTTTAGGAGATTTAATAAAAAAGTTTGACAAATAAAAAAAAGTAAGTAGAGTCTGGGGAACCTAATGATAGGTATCAATTTCAAGTTTTTTCACAATACAATTTAGATGGGTAAAAATGCACCCCGAAGCACTAAAATAGCCACCGGCGCGATAGCGACCGTTTTGTGGGAATCAATATCAACAGAGATAGTTTATCTGTTGTGAGGCCGAAGTGACATGTTTATTTTAATATAAAGTTGGAGAAAAGTGCAATATTCCCTACGGATCGTAGGATAAGCACTTTTCTCCAAACATTTTCCAGTCGTTATTATCAGTTGCGACTATAAATAAAAACTATATGGAAGTCAAGCTACAGTGGACGGGCATTCGATTCTTAATCGAACTATTCGTGTGGGTTCAACTCCCACGGCTTCCACCAAATTTAAAAAAAGTAAATAAAAATGAAGTTTTGTTAGACATGAAACATATTTATAAACATACATTATAATTTATGGAAGACAAAGATATTCTCGTCGAGTTTTTAAAAGGTGGATGGGTTGTTGCTCTGATCGGAGCACTGGGTATGGTAGCAAGAACTTTCATGGATGGTGTAAAACGTACTAATGGTGAACAAATCAAACGAATCATCGCCGCTGCGATATGTTCAACAATCGCATGGTTTATTTTAGAACAAATAGAAGTAAGTAGCTTAACAAAAGCAATCAGTTATGGAATAACTGGTGTGATAAGTCCAGAAATCCTTCAAGGTTTAACACTTCTTTCAAAGAAGTTTGCTAAGAAACCGGAAGATTTCTTAAATAAGAAATAATTTTTGCGGTAGTATCTCAGTTGGTAGAGAGCGAGTTTTCCAAACTTGATGTCGCAGGTTCGATCCCTGTCTGCCGCTCCATTTTGTGCTAGGTTTGGTATCCAACCAAACCGAAGATTCATGACAAAAAACATGAACGGTGTACACCATTTTGCAAACGCCACGTCATTGGCGAAATTGAGGTTGACTCAAATGACAATTTTTTGAAAAAATAATAAAAATGTAATAGGTTTAGATTTCAGGTCTATATATATTACATATGAAACAAAATCATAACGTTAAAGTTTCGGATGCTGACATTATCCGAGTATACAATGAGCAATGCACGCTACACGAGGCAGCCGGAAAATTAAAAGTTACGGTGATAACTTTATGGAGACGAGCCAAAAAATTAGGTTTGGCTTGGAAAAATAAAGATTATACTGGAAACAAAGGGTGCAAAATTTTATTATCGGAAATACTTGAAGGAAAACACCCTGAGTATCAAACTTTTAAATTAAAAAATAGAATTATAAAAGAAAAAATAAAAGAAAATAAATGTGAAGTGTGTGGGATAACAAGTTGGACAGGTAAAGAATTAATAATGCAACTTGATCATATAGATGGAAATCCGCACAATCATAAATTGGAAAATCTAAGAATGATTTGTCCAAATTGTCATTGCCAAACACCAACTTGGTGTGGTAAAAACAAATAATTTTTATGGGCGCGTCGCATAGCGGCTATTGCAGGACACTGTAAATGTCCCCTCTTCGGATAACCCTTGGTTCGAGTCCAAGCGTGCCCACCATTTTAGGATATGGAAGGATGGCTGAGTGGTTTAAAGCAGGAGTTTACTAAACTCCCGAAGCGCAAGCTTCCGTGGGTTCGAATCCCTCTTCTTCCACCAAATTATTAGATGTTTTTGTTATTATATGTATATTTATATAAAATATACAACATATGACAAACGAAGATCTAAAACAGTTGATAGCAGAATGCGTTCAAGAAGTTATTCAAGAACACGAAATGGATGAAGGTTGGGGATCTGATATGTGGTCAGGTATCAAGAAAACTTTTGCACCGGAAAGTCCGGACAGTGGAAAATCCCATTACGACAGATTTGCTCAAACACATGACAAGGGTGTAAAGTATAAGAAAACGTTTGATCCAAAAAATCCGGGCGTTGGCGGTGGTAAGCAATCTAAGATGCGGGCTGGTGCTAGACAAAAAGTTCAAAAGATCAAAACTGATTTTGAAGCAAACTTGAAGAAGGCAATGAGAGATGCTTTCATTGAAGCAGAAGCAGTTGGCATCGACAGAGCCGCTACCAAAAAAATATTTATGTCTAGTATTATGTCGATCTCGAATCAATATAAAAAACTAGAAGAAGAAAAGAAAGAATAAGATTTTGTTTACAATTTAAAAACAAGAGCGAAGATTGAATTCTTCGCTTTTTTGTGCCGGATAAACATAAGTGGTAATGTGCAACTCTTGTAAAGTTGAAAAACGAGTTCGACTCTCGTATCTGGCTCCAGAATATGGCGATGTAGCTCAATGTATAGAGCGACTGTCTTCGAAACAGCAGGTTGTAGGTTAGAATCCTACCATCGCCACCAATTTATATGCAGTAGTAGTTCAATGGTAGAATGCTTCGTTGCCAACGAAGAGGTCTGCGGGTTCGAGTCCCGCCTACTGCACCA